CTCTTTCTCTCTCCTGTCAACTTTTCGAGGGGCCTATGACCGTCCCGGCAAAGTCAACGCCAATCTCAAAGAAGAACAAAGAAACAACCAAGAAAGCGGCAAAACCTAGTCTAGAGTCGCTCTATCATGGCAACAATCTTGCGGCCCATCGGCTCGTCGATCATCTCTTTCGGCAAGGCTGGATTGGATCGGAGGACGGAGTTCTCGTCGAGGCGCTCTACTCGCTCGCCGCTCAAGTCGACGCGCACCCTGAAGCCGCGCTCCTGTGGCGTCAGTACCTCAACGTCGAGACACAGGTCCGGCGGAAAGTAGTCAACGATGACGATGACACACTCAACACGCTCCTCGCTGAACTGCGCTCCGAGATGGTCGACCCCCCGCACTCTCGAACGTAGAACACTCGGAGCAGAGGCGGCCGCTATCGCCGCGCAACTAGGGACGCCGTTCATGCCATGGCAGAGGCAGATCGCCGACGTCATCCTCGAAGTCGTCAAGGATCCGCGCACAGGTCAGACGATCCCGGCATACCGTGAGGTCGTCATCGCCGTACCTCGACAGTCGGGCAAGACGACCCTCATGTTGGCTCTTGAGGTACATCGAGCGCTCTCTTGGGGCAACAATCAACTCATCGCCTACACCGCGCAAACGGGCTTCGACGCTCGCAAGAAACTCATGGACGATCAGATCCCGATGATCCAGTCGTCCAAACTCGGCCGCGTCGTCGATCGGGTCTATCGCTCGAACGGTAACGAGTCCATCATCTTCTCGAACGGGTCAAGGATCATCTCGCTCCCTAACACGCCGACCGCCGCACATGGAAAGAGTGTCTCGCTGGCGATCATTGACGAAGCCTTCGCAGACGACGACGAACGTCGAGAGCAGGCTCTCCTCCCGGCTATGGCTACCAAGCGCGACGGGCAACTCATCGTCATCTCAACGGCAGGAACTCAGTCGTCGGTCTACTTCCGACGAAAGGTCGATCAAGGACGCCGCGCAGTCGAGGACGGTCAAAACTCAGGGATCGCCTTCTTCGAGTGGTCCGCTGACACCGAAGCAGATCCAGACGACCCTGCGACGTGGTGGTCTTGTATGCCAGCACTCGGAGCAACGATCGACGAGTCCGTCGTTCGCCACGCTCGAAACACGATGACCGACGGCGACTTCCGTCGAGCGTTCCTCTGTCAATGGACTGTGGTCGACGATCGACTCATCCCGCCGCTCGCATGGTCGCAGGTATGCAAGAAAGAGACAACGCCGACCGGGATCCTCTCCTTCGGGATAGACGTCGCACTCGACAGAACATCGGCCTCGATTGTGGCCTGTGACAAGGCTGGCAACATCGAACTCGTCGAGCATCGCGAGGGCGTCACTTGGGTCACAGATCGCGCTCTCGACTTGTACCGGCGACACAAGGGAGCGCTGGTCGTTGACTCGTACTCTCCAGCCGGGTCCCTGATCGAGCGACTTGAGCGCGGCGGCGTTGAAGTCGTGCGCTACTCGACGAAGGACATGGTCCACGCCGCCGGGCTATTGTTTGACGCGATCCTTGAGAACAGCGTCAAGGTACGCCAGAACAAGATCATCGACGACGCGGTCTCTTGCGCTAAACGTAAGCAACTAGGCCAGAGTTGGCTCTGGGCGCGTACTACACTAACGGCAGACCTGACGCCACTATTCGCGATGACGCTCGCGCACCATCACGCAACAACGAGACAGACCGACAAACCGAGGAGCATCATCTACTAATGAAGATTGACATCATCTTGCAGGCGCTAGGGACTATCGTTCTTGTCGTGGGCATCGCTTCGCTATCCATCCCGATCGGCATGATGGCGGCAGGCCTAACGCTCATTATCTTCGGACTAGCCTCCGAGAAGGGTCGCTGAAATGCTCGGAAGATTACTCAAGAGACAACTAGGAACTTACTCTTCAGGCGGCGGCTCGGCAGACGCGTATGGTCGAGTCTCTCGCATTCAGAGCGACGTCTGGGCAGGAACCTATGTCGACCTTGCGAACTTGCTCGCCGTTCCCGGCCTGTATCGTGCGATCACTCTCATCGCCGACACAATCGGCCAGATGCCATTCCACGCGTATCGCAACGAAGACCTCGTCACGCCTCAGCCGAACATCCTCGTCAAGCCGAACCCGATGGAGACACGCATCGACACGATCTCGGCGATGGTGGCCGCGCTCATTATCTACGGGAACTACTTCGCGCTTCTAGGTCCGGACAACACGGTCACGGGCTACCCCGACTCGATCATCCCTATCGCACCCGAACGGATGCAGGTCAGTCGTCGAGAAGGTCGCAACTACTACACAGTCGACGGGCAAGAGTTCGACGCCGATCAAATACTTCACATAAAGAACTTCACTCTCCCCGGTCAGCACTTCGGGATGGGTCTTCTCGACGCGCAGAGGCAAGGGATCGGCTACGCGGTCGCGCTTCAAGAGTACGCGGCGAGGTACTTCTCAGGCGGCGGCGGTCCGACCGGGATCATTCATAGCGAAGTCACGGATCTCACGCAGGAAGAAGCCGATCAACTCAAGTTACTCTGGATGTCGACGTATGGCGGCCGTAACCGCGAGCCAGCAGTCCTAAACTCGACGACCAAGTTCGAGCGCCTCAGCGATAACGCCAAAGACTCGCAACTCGACGAGAGCCGTCAAAACCTTCTGACCGACATCGCGAACATGGTCGGCGTCCCTGCTTCGTATGTCGGCGCTCCTAACGCGTCGCGAACCTACACAAACGTCACCGAGGAGAACCTGCAACTAATCCGATACAGCCTCGCTCCTCTGGCCGCCAGAGTGGAGCAGTCCTTCACGGAACTAATCCCTCGCGGACAATACGCAAAGTTCGAGTTCGAGGGACTACTACGCGGAGACACGAAAGCCCGCTACGACTCCTATCAGGTCGCGCTGACGAATGGCTTCCTCACCATCGACGAAGTCCGAGAACTTGAGGATCGACGTCCTCTCGGAACCCCCCAACCCATTATCGACGACACCGTCGACACACTAGACGAGGTTATGACATGACTATCGAATACCGACAACTCCAAGAACTCGAAGTACGCGCCGAGGGCGATGGTCGCACCATCTACGGGATCGTCGTTCCGTATGGCAAAGAGCAACGGATCAACGCGACACTTACCGAGGTCTTTATGCCGGGCGCCTTCGCTCAACAGACAAGAGCCGCGCATCGCGTCAAGTTGCTCGTCAACCACGACCTCAAGATGCCAATCGGTCGAGCGACACTACTCCGAGAGGATAGCGCAGGCCTGTACGGCGAGTTCAGGATCAGCGACACGAACGCGGGCAACGAGCAACTCCAACTCATCGAGGACGGCGTCATCGACCACCTGAGCATCGGCTTCTCAACAATCAAGAACGCCACACGGTCAAACGGAACAATCGAGCGTCAACGCGCTCACCTTGCTGAAGTCTCTCTTGTTACCTTCGGCGCCTACGGCGACGCCGCCGCCGTCTCAGGCGTTCGAGACGTCTCTGCTACTCCGAACCTCGACGCGATCACCGATCTCATCAAAAGCATCCGAGGCTAGTTCTGCCTTATCACGTAGACGCCATGAACGCCGAGTGCGATGGCTTCGCCGTCGTCAAGGACTCCGACGGTCAGGTCATGGGATGCCATCGGACACTCGGTCAGGCCGAGAGACAGATGGCCGCGCTCTACGCCGTCGAGGACGATGCAAACAAGGACGAAGGCCCGACTCATACCATGCCAGACGGGACGGTCATGAAAGGCGCAAGCCATCCACGCGCTGAAGGCTACGCGCCTACTGCGGCCATGATCGCCGAGGCGACTCTCGGTCTCAAGTGGCGCGAGGAATACAACAGAGGCGGAACTGAGGTCGGAGTTGCGCGGGCGCGTGACATCTCAAACGGCTCGAACCTAAGTCTTGACACCGTGAACAGGATGGTCTCGTTCTTCGCTCGACATGAAGTTGACAAGCAAGGACAAGGCTACACACCAGACGAAGACGGCTATCCGTCAGCCGGTCGTATCGCGTGGGCGCTCTGGGGCGGCGATCCGGGTC